TTATTTCAGGCATTGCGTCACGATGTATTCCTGAAGCGTTCTCAGTGCTGTTTGGTCGCGGATAATTCCGTCCCGGATACCGAGAACGTTTCGTCCAGCAACTGGAGAGAGTTCGACGGTGGCATCATTGCCCATGCCGGAGGCGCTGGAGGTTTCGGCTGAGGATGGCACAGGGCATTTTCCTTTGACGAGCACCCTGCCACCATTATCAAGCTTGCGCCGAAGAGCATCATTTTCAGCTTTCGCATCAGCTAACTCCTTCGTGTATTTAGCATCGAGTGCATCAGCATCACGCTGGCGCTGCTGCATGTCAGTAATGGTGGCGGTCGCCTGCTTCAGTTCACTGACTTTTTTATCGCGCTGCTCTTTGTAGGCGATTGCATTATCACGGTAATGATTAACAGCCCATGACAGGCAGACGATGATGCAGATAACCAGAGCGGAGATAATCGCGGTTACTCTGCTCATTGCTGCCCCCACAAACAGACTTCACGCTCAATCTCACGGCGAGTCATCAGCCCTTTCCATTGCTTACCGCCAGCGTATGTCCAGCGACGTAGCTGGTCACATGCGCCCTTGATATCGCCCTGGTTGATTTTGCGAAGAAGCGTCGATGTTCTGAAATTGCCTGCGCCCACGTTATAGACGAACGAATAAAGAGCGCCGCGCGTTGTTTCCGGTATATCGACTTTGATGTACGGGTTAATTTGTCTGGCGACCGTGGCAAGGTCTTTATTCAGGAGGGCTTCGCATTCTGCTTCGGTATACGTTTTACCGAGCATGATGTCTTTTCCGACGTGGCCATAACACACAGTCAACACACCAACTACGTCCTTGTATGGTTTGTATCTGACACCTTCCAGACCATCGTTACCACCGGGGCCAGTGATTAACACAGATGCTATGGCAATAGCCCCGCCACTTATCGCCGCTATTACGCTATTTCGTAGTGCCGGTGACATTGCCATTCAATCTGTCCTCACGCTCTTTGCGTTTGTAGTACCAGTTGATGCCAAATGTGCCGACAGTACAAAGAATACCAATGATTACAGCCCAGTCATTCAGGGAGAGAATGCCACCCATCGCAGTCAGTCCTCCGAAGCTGTAACTGAACCATTCTCTGATTTTGTCCATACGGTACATGCTCTACCCCCTTTATTGAGGGGATTTGCTCTATTTAATTAGGAATAAGGTCGATTACTGATAGAACAAATCCAGGCTACTGTGTTTAGTAATCAGATTTGTTCGTGTCCGATATGCACGGGCAAAACGGCAGGAGGTTGTTAGCGTAACCTCCTGCCACCCGCTTTCACGAAGGTCATGTGTAGAAGGCCGCAGCATAACTATCACTGACGAATTCAGGATAGCCAGTGGCTACGGCTCAGTTATGGTGCTGGTTAACGGACTTGAACCGCTACCCATTCGCTTACAAGGCGACTGCTCTACCATTGGAGCTAAACCAGCATGTTTGGCTGGACAGCGTGGACTCGAACCACGATAAGAAGGTTAACAGCCTTCCGTAATGACCTTTATACGACTGACCCAAATAAAAAAGCCACCGTTGCAACTTAAGAGTCACTAACGGCAGCTTACCCTCTAATTATGGCTAAATGGATAATTGCATGTCAAGACTTTTAACAGCAACATGCTTAACTTTCTCAACACGTTTACGCATTTTGAAAGCATTTTGCATTGGCTGGTATAAAACAAATAATGACGCTTTCAGGATGTCGTCAATTTCATTTCTACAGGTTGCCAGTGAAGGTTTTCTCCATCCATCGCCACCCCGTCCACACATCTTGCGTGGCTTTGCAGTCGCGTGATAGTAGGATGCAATTGCTCGCTTGGATGAACCATGAGCGTAGTAGCTGAGGAGGATGCCAAAGGCTTTCTTGTCAATGTACATGACGGAATCGACGACCTGAGAAATCAACATTCCATCATCATCATTGCACATTGGTCTTGTCATAACTCTTCCCGGCTCTACGCTCTCCATGAACTTCGCTATTACGCTGCTCATGCGCTTTTCCAGACGACCCGAATAAACCCATGCCCCCCATAGCTCAAGCCACCCATTAAGCCAGTCATGCTGCTCTTTAGTGAGGTTCAATTCTCGTATACTCATGCAGCATCGCCTCCCGCTGGCTTGTTCAATCCAAGCCGGTTCACCAGTTCTCGCTCTCGCTCATGCAGATAATCCATCGCCTTCTGGTGTTGCTCCGTCATCTCTCTGACGCTGCGCAATTCAGCCTCGTCACGTTCACTCTGCTGTTTCGCCTGGTTAATGCTGGTTACGGTCATAAATACCTCTCCCGCCCTGATGAATCATTAAAACGCCGTTAACGATGGCGTGATGCCTGGCTTCTTTGTCGTACAGATAACGCCTGACTGTGTTGCGGTGGCACGATAAGCGCCGAGCGACTTCTGTCTGGTTTCCATATGTCTCTATGAGCATGTCTGGAATGGTTTTGATAGTGTGTGTCATGCGGCCTCCCGGATATCTGGTCTTCTTTTGGAGGAAATAGCTTGTTCAGGCGGAATGCCTGAAAGAATTCGCCTTAGAATGGTTTTGGCTGTGACTGTGCATCTCTCGTCTTTCGCCCATTCAGATATCATTTTTCTGTCTCCGAATGCCGAGACATAATCCGATATAGAGGAGCCTGACAGCGCCGTCCCATTAATGATCTGGCTTACATGTGGCTGGCTAACCCCATATTTCTTTGCAAGCGCAGGAGAACCGTGAGTTGAAGACCCTTTAACGTACTCATTTTTAATCGCTGAAATGATTTCTAAGGGTATTTTTCTACACTCCCTATGCCGCTCATACATGTCATTAACGTTTTGCTGTTGAGTTCCGACGACAAGGTGATCAGGATTGATACATAAGGGGTTGTCACATTGATGCCTGATAATCATTCCTTCGATATCTGCCAGAGCGATACCTTTTGCAATGCAGTATTCAATCCTATGCGCCGTTGTTGTTTGTCTTCTCCATGTTCTCCATCCATATCCATTCTTCACACAACCTTTCCAGATAATGCATTCGCTCATGCGGCCTCCAGTAGCTCTGTAATCATTGGCAAGCGCCCACAGGTTTCAGTCACAACCAGTACAAGCATTCCGCCTTTAACCGCCTGACAGCGCTTGATGCGCATATCGTCTATCTGGCCGTCATCCAGCCAGAAGCCCGCACTAGTGAGTGCGTCAAAAACGGCCTTTGGTAGATTGTCCAGGTCGCGTTTGCGGTTATCGGGAGGTGCTGCGAGAATGGTGATTCTGATGCGGGGTGTGATTTTAAGGTCTAGCTGTTGTTGCTGAATTATTTCGATTACTTCTCGCCGGTATCGCTTTCCCCAATCGCTGATGTAGTGGATCCCTCTTGAGTGTCGCCAATATCGGTTGTTTGAAGGAGGCCACGGCAATTTTATTCGGTATGTTTTCATGACTTAATCTTCCCCTCCTTCAGCAGTATCGCCTGCGTCCTGATCACGCCTTCGAGGTGGTAAAGTCTGGCGTCTTTGTTGTCGAGATTATGGGTGCGTCGGTCGATTTCATCTTGACACGCGCTACAAGCCCATGCGCCGATCAGGTCGTCAGGCTTCATTCCAGTTCCGCAAATTCCAGCCATCCGGTAATGTGCCAGAACTGTAGTTTCAGGGTTGCCATTGCATACGCCGTAAATACGTACCTGGCATTCTCTGCCGCGCGCTTCTTTGCGTAGGTTAGCCATTATGGTTCACTCCAGTAATTCTCAATTGCAGCAGCCATTCTCTGCATCCACTCAGCCAGCTTTAACGCGGCTTCTCTTTCAGAACCACATTTAGGGAAATCCTTCATTTCCATGCTGGCCTTATATGTTCTGAATGACAGGTCTCCGGTAATAACCAGCTCCTGATCAAGCACCGAGCGTTTATTCCGGTGTTGAACGTAATAGACAGATTCAGTCCGCATTTCTTCTCTGTCTTTTTTGAAGGAAATAAGCTCAGATAAATCACTCATCGTCTTCTTCCTCGTACATTGAGCTATTCGGATCGCTCATCAGTTCTGCGCAGCAGTGCTCACATACGTGAACTTCCAGCACATGCAGCTTCTGACCGCAATTAGCGCACGTTAAAGCCCGCTCGACGCTTTCTTTCTGGTATTGAAGGTATTGGGATGGACTAAGCATTATTGGCGTCCTGCATCATGAGAAAGACAATCATGGCGGCGCGGAGAGGTCTGGTATCAAATATTGGGCTTACGCCGTTTGCATCCACACACCATTCAGTTAACTGGTCTAAGATAGAAATCCTGTGTTTCTCAATAATCGGCCATGAGGCACTCGGATCATTGCAGTAGTCAGGTAAATGGTTTAATGGCTCAAAAGTTGTATCAGCGTTTCCGTAATACCATTTGTTGGTGTTATTCCCTGACGTTTCCGGCTTACATGCCCAAAGGCCTTTAAAAATTATGTCTCCTACCATTCGGTTAATTTCAAAATCACTTAACTGTGAATAATCCATTGTCATTTCCTCGCACGTTCTCTAAGCCACCTGATATCCCACAGGTGAGCAGTGTAATTGAAGGTTTTTACGTCAGATTCTTTTGGGATTGGCTTTGGTTTATTTCTGGAGCGTTTCGTTGGTAGGTATTTGCAGTTTTCGCAGATTATGTCGGTGATACTTCGTCGCTGTTGTGCCATACGTCCTCCTTCGTCTCTGGCAGCGGGAAATTACCTACTGGCGACCGCTCACATCTGATACACCATTGGTGCCAATAAGGTTGATTTGGCCGGAATCGATAATCGTCTTTGCTTTCTCCGCAGCGGTAGCAGTGTTTCATGCGGCGTCTCCAAACCTCGCTTTCCATTCCAGTGCTAACCGGGCTTCGTCTGACCACTTAACGCCGCGCTCTGTACCGAATGCCTGTATAAGCTCTAATAGCTCCGCAAATTCGCTTACACGCATCCTGCTGGTTGACTGGCCTATTACTACAAAGCCATTCCCGGCAAGGTTAGGGACAACATCCTGCTGCTTTAATGCTGCGGTAAACACACACTTCCAGCTTTCTGCATCCAGCCAGCGACCATGCCATTCAACCTGACGCGAGACGTCACCAAGGCAAGCCCAAAGCTTTCGGTTTTGGTCTAAGCTACGGTTGCGTTCCTGAATGGTTACTACGATTGGTTTGGTTGGGTCTGGAAGGATTTGCTGTACTGCGTGAATAGCGTTTTGCTGATGTGCTGGAGATCGAATTTCAAAGGTTAGTTTTTTCATGACTTCCCTCTCTAACAGATTTCAGGTTATTCCACTCCGTTACCGCACTGCGATAATTCGCGGCCGCCACAGCAGCGTGGTTAGCGCAGTAGATTTGGCACCCGTTCTCCATGTCGAATATTGTCGGTGATTTTCCGCATTTACATTTCTTGGCACGCGGTGCGTCTGAACACATTCCGTTAACGGTGTCCATCAGGATCCCCCTCGTTCTTAATCCAATAAAAAAGGGCTACTGTGTAAATAGCCCCTGTTATTAGCTCAGTGATGTAGATGGTCATACGTCAGCCCCTTGTGCATATCGTCTGCCACGCGCAGCAGGTGCATTTGATGCTGTGCAAATCTGTCTGGCTTCATCCTGGTCACATGCAACAAAGTGTCCGTTGCAGAACCGCTGGTAAACCGTACCAAGTGAGCCAAAACGGTTTTTCGTCACGATGATTTCAGCAAATGGCGCGGCGCTACTGTTCTCGTCATATACCGCTTCCCGATAGAGCATGATGATTGAGTCTGCGTCCTGCTCAATGCTTCCTGAATCACGCAAATCTGCGTTTGTCGGGCGTTTGTTTGGTCGCTTCTCAACATCGCGCGAAAGCTGACTCAGGGAGATAACAGGTGTTTTCAGGTCTTTCGCCATCGCCTTCAGGCTTCCTGAGATGTGAGCAATTGCGAGGTCGTTGCGATCTGCTTTCGGCTTCTCAATCAGGCCAAGATAATCCGCCATGATGAGTGACAGGTTTGGATTTTCCTGTTTGTGCCGTTCTGCGATTGAGCGAATTTCTTCGACAGATAACCGCGAGGCATCGACTACCCATACATCCAAATCTGCAAGCTGACTCATGCCGTTAGCAACACGCGCCCAGCCTTCGTCATCCATCGATGCAGGATTTCGCAGCACGCTAACCGACATCCTCCCGGCGTTGGCAATGCTCCGCTCTGCAATCTGCAATGCGCTCATTTCCATTGAGAAAATCAATACTCCGCGCCGGACGTCAGAACCAGGAATAACGCGGCTTGCAACACCTTCGGCAATCTTCAGCGCCAGTTCGGTTTTCCCCATACCAGGACGAGCGGCGATAATAACCAGGTCTTCTGCGTTCATCCCTCCGGTGATAGCGTCAAGTTCTTCGATTCCGGTCTTCAGGGTATCGGACTCTTCTCCGTTCCTCAGACGCCTGTCAAGCGTGTCGGTGTAATCATTGATAATTTCCCCCAGTCGCACAGGTTTAACCTCGTCACGTGGCTTCCTGATGGCTGAAAGACGCTTAACAAGATCGTCCATCGCTCTACCTGAAGCATCCAGCGTGCCGTTACTGATTGGCTCTCGCATCTCATCCAGTAGCTGTAAAACCTGACGCCGTTGATAACTGTCTGCAACCATTCCGGCATAACCTTTCAGGTTTGCAGCGCTGGGGCATGACCGCGCAGTCATCATCACCGCCGTTGCATATTCATCCCCGCACTCCTCGGCCACCATCAGTCCATCAATCAGGTTCCTGTTTCTGGCCTGCTTTCGAATAACTTCAAAAGCTTTCCGGTAAAGCGGAATTGAGAATGCTTCAGGCTCCAGCGTTGCCAGAACGTCACTGGCGGTTGGTGTTAATCCACCAATCAGCAGGCCACCGATAACGCTCGCTTCGATATCCTGTCTCATGCAATCCCCCTGTCTGCAAACTTCCCTTCCCGAACTCCCGTTAACGAATCTTCCCTCAGCAGGTAATCAAAATCTGCCGTCCAGCCAGTGTCGTTGTCTCCGAAGTAAAACGGCTTGGCCTGATGCACAAACGCCCTGACATACGCTCTGAAACCGTCCACGTTTGGCGTTTTCAGTTGCGGGATGATTTTCTTCAGGCGGCGTTTACGTTTCTCGTTGACCGCAACAGCATGTGGAAGTCTGTCACCGACTTCGGTGTTGTAGGCGTTCAGGAAGGATTCGTAGTCGATTCGTTCTGCCTTGCGACGTTCAGGTTTAACCTGCCCATCGCCGCCCCCGTTAGGGGGTAAGGGGGTATTTGTATTTATTGTCTTTTGTATATTGTCTTTTGTGTTTAGCTGACTTGGCTTATATCCATTAGCCGACTTGGCTAATGTTTTATTAGCTGTTTTAGCTAATGTTAAGCTGTCCTGGCTAATCCACTGCGAAACCACCTTGTTCACTCCGATTTTCACGCCATCAGCAATGAGGAATTTACGCTCAATAAGCTGGCGCTTAGCAGCGCAAACATGAGTGTGATGAATACCTGTCATGGCTGCTATCTGCGTGTTTGTGAGTCGATCCATCGGCTTATTGAATCCGTATGTCTTGCGCATGATAGCGAGCATCACCTTCAACTGCCGGACGGTTAAATCAGCCATCAGCAGACTGTCGGTAATCTCGTTAGCAACGCGCATGAAACCATCTTCGGTATCTGCCACGCGATGCTCCACGACCTCCAGATGAGGCCTGTAATCAGCTAACTTAACGACGCCCATGTTTCACTCCTGCTTTGGCTAGTCTGTAAACACCAACAAGGCGCTCTGCGAACGCCCTGTTATTTGCTGCGGCTACCACTAATCCCTCAGGTGAATCAGGATGTCGAATCTCTTCTTTTTCCTGGTATTTCTTACTACGTTTTGTCATAATTACCTCTCCTGATGCCCTTAGAAATCCATCTGTATTTGGTCAGAACGCTCGGTTGCCGCCGGGCGTTTTTTATTTCTCGGCATCACAGCTTCCACTGCTTGCCTTGCCACTTCCCTGATTAAACTCGTCTCCCACACCTTCTCCAGAAGAACGAACGTCACCGCCATATCCTGAATGTTCAGACGGCTTACTTTTGAATCAGACCATCCCGCCATCTTTGCAAAATTTGTCTGGCCCATTGATACGAGCCGGGCGCGAAGCTCTGTTTCCACCTCGCGTATCTTTTTGCTGTGATTTGTGAGCTCCATTACTTAGTATTTCCTGTAGTTAATAGTTAGTTGTGGCTATGCGCACTGGCGCATAAACCTGTGGTTGATTTGTTATCTGGATTCGCCTTGTCAGCGACGTAGGACGAATGTCCGTTGTTGGAAGTGGTGTTGCTTACGCAGCCTTTGGTGGAAAAAGATCGTCTATGGTTAGTTCGTAACCGTATTCTTTGAACGCATTGATAAAAGCGCGACAAAGATTGATGTCCATTCCCCTTCTGCCTGTCTCGTAATGACAAACTGCACCACGCGTACAACCGAGTACTTTCGCAAGATCTTCCTGCGTTAAACCGAAGCGCTCGCGAAAATTGCGAATATTATTCATAGGCTCCTCCTCACCAATAAGTATACACATCGTATTCAATATCGCAATACATAGTTTACGATTTGTGACTGTTCTTGTTTGATACAAATTGTATAATTTAAGGATGAAAATGAACTGGTATGACATAGCGAAGCAAAGGATTGATCAGCTTGGATTGAATCAGGATAAAGTTGCTGAACACCTTGGTGTAACCAAAGGTGCTGTTAGTCATTGGCTTAACGGAAGAAGGAACCCATCAATACAAGAAATTGGAGCAATTTTTCAATATCTTGGAGTTACAGACGTGAGGTTCAACGCTGACGGAACCTTTAGCGTTGGAGAATCAACAGAACAAAAGCCTGTTAAACCTCAATTTGAATACCCATTCTTCTCTCACGTTCAGGCTGGAATGTTTACACCAGAATTTCGCACATTCACCGAGAGAGATGCAGAATGCTGGATTAGTACGACCAAAAAAGCCAGTGATTCATCTTTTTGGCTTGAAGTTGAAGGCCACTCAATGACGGCTCCAGCGGGATCACGACCAAGCTTTCCTGAAGGAATGCTGATTCTTGTAGACCCAGAAGTTCCTGTAGACCCAGGCGATTTTTGCATTGCAAGGTTATGTGGTGATGAGTTCACTTTTAAGAAGCTCATCAAAGACAGCGGACAAGTATTCCTACAACCGCTAAACCCTCAGTTCCCAATAATGCCATGTAACGAACAATGCAGGGTTGTAGGTAAGGTTGTAGCCAGCCAATGGCCTGATGAGATATTCGGGTGATGATGGACCGAAGGGATGTTTGGGTGATAGTGATTGTGTGAAACAGGTCGCAGAAATGCGGCCTTTTTACAAAAAAATGCAAGCACTCAAGATAGAATATATGCTTGCTTATTAATTTATATACTTGATATTATGCAAGCACATTTCACAACAAAGAGTGCTTGCATAATGTCTGATAAAGAAAGCAAAGAACCAACGGGAAAGTCCAAAGGTGGTGTGGCAAGGGCTAATGCTCTTTCTGCAGAAGAAAGGTCGGCTATTGCAAGAAAAGCCGCAGCAGCTAGGTGGGGTGGCGATGGTGAGGTGGAAATTGCCAAAAGATCTGGCGACATTGTCATTGGAGACTTAAAGATACAATGTGCCGTGCTTGAGGATGGGACGAGGGTTCTGTCAGAGAGAGCTATCACTAAAGCCTTCGGCGGGAAGCGTGGAGGCTCCCACTGGAAGAGAATGAAAGAGAATCCAGATGGCGCCTATCTTCCTGTTTTCTTGTCAGCTAAAAACATTAAGCCATTCATTAATAATGAATTATCAGAAGGCCTATCCCGGCGCCGTCTTTTCAAAATAAATAAAGGAGCGGCGCCAGCTTACGGCATTGAAGCATCTTTGCTCCCAAAGATATGCAATGTTTATTTGAAGATGAGAGATCAGGGTGATGCCCTTCAGTCATCTCAGATACCTATTTCTGTTCAGGCAGACATTATCATGCGCGGTCTTGCAGAGGTTGGTATTGTAGCGCTGGTAGACGAAGCTACTGGGCATATCGATGAAAAGAGACAAGATGAATATCGAATTCTCTTTCAAGAGTTCATCAAAGAGCAGGTCAGAGAATATGAGAAGGAATTTCCGAAGCAGTTCACGGATGGCCTTTATCGACTTTACGGACTTACGCAGAAAAAAGCAGGTCGGCACCCTCAGTTTTTCGGTAAGTTTACGAGGAAGTATATCTACGAACCATTAGCATCAAGTAAAGGCGCCATCCTTGAGATGCTAGATGAAAAAAACCCTGTCGTTTATGCGAATGGCGGTAGAAGATATAAGATGTTTCAGTTCCTAACCGATAGCATCGGAGTTCCGATGTTTAGGGCGCACCTTTGGCAGGTAGTTGGCATCCTTTCAAGCTCAAGAAATAAAGCTGAGTTTGACAGAGCATTCAAAAGAGCCTTTCCATCGCCCGGGACTCAATTTGAGTTGCTAGATGAAGATGAGTAAGCGATCACGCCCGGCCACCGCGCCGGGTTTTCTTTGCCCTACTCTTTCGGCAGCGTCAGAACATCAATAGCCAGTTCTACAGCCAAGTCCACATCCTCTTCCTGCCACAGTACCTGAATCATTTCTATCAAAGCTTCACGCGAAGGTTCGCGCTGCTCTACCAGTACCTGCATCAGCGCAGTACCGAGAACCTCAACCACCTGCGGGTGAAGCTCCGCAAAGAACTCATCCTCACTTTTCACACTGATTCCTCGCTCGTTTTTTGTTCAGAACAGTATGGCATAGAGGATTTAAAAAAATAAATCACTTTAAAAATCAACACAATGTAAACAAAACAACCATGAGGATACAAAATGTATTTGCAATGATGTTTACTATACGTATACTAAACACATCAACAGGACACACTACTCACCAGGATGGTGAACATACAACGATTCAGTGATGAATCTACGGCTCCGTCAACGAGCAATAACCAAAGTGAGCTTTGGGATGCGATGAATTGCAGTCCATCGAGGCAACCAGAAGATAAGCATCTGGCATCGCATCACCAAAGTTCATCAGGAGGTCTATATGACACGCAGAACACAGTTCAAAGGCACTTCACGTGCTCGTCGTCGTGAGCGTTTAAAGGCAAAGGCATTAGCTAATGGCGTTCTGGCTCGCGAAGAGGCAATAACTTCAGAAGTATTGCACCGCCCCACCCTTAGCCGGGCCCAGATTCAGGCCAAAGGAAAACACGAAACGCCAAAACGCATTGAAGACGCAAAATCACTTCAGTTCATGGCGAAAGATGCATTCTGGCAACTGGAAGAATACAGACGCAATCTGGAGCGGGCAGCCATTGTGTACGCAAATGAGTTTGGACATAAGCCACCAGAAACCGGTGTATGTTTGCCAGACGTAGCACTTTACGCGGCTGGTCATCGTAAGAGCAAACAAATAACAGCGAGGTAAAACATTTGTCGGTTAAGTCGTTATTTTTTGAGCTGTTCGTCCTGTGCAATAAGTTCATTCATAAGAATGTCTGACTTCCCGGCAAATCTCATGTAGCACTCATTAAAATACTTTTCCGGGATAACAAAACGGTCAATATCAGGATATCCAATAACAGAAGGCAAGCGAGTGATAAGTCCTTTTTCGAGCAAAGAAATTGATTCAGGGCTTCCTTTTTCCGTCTTTAGCTGATTATTGGCGGCTACGGCGAAAGCCAAATACGCTCTTTCGCCAGGAGTTAACGAATCAAACAGATCCCGGACGACTTTTTCTTCTCTGGCCTTACGCTGCTGAGCAGTTGATGCCTCAATTCTTTCATTCACGGCATGATAAACAGAATTAACAACACCATTCAGCACATAGCTAACACAGAACAGCAGGATGTAATACATCCAGTACTGAGGAAGGATTTCTGGATTATGCAGGTTTACCCATTCTTTCACGCTTACCGGCATAACGACAATCAGTAAAATCAGGATGATGAGCATATGAATCAACTGTTTAAGTGTCATTCCTTGCAGGAAAAAATGCATTAGTTCCTGCCACCATGAGTTGTTCATCGGCGATTCTCTTTTGCTCTCTGTAGGGGTGAATAGAGTTTATCCGATTTCTCGCTGTAGGGGTACACGAGAACCACCGAGCCTGATGTGGTTAAAAGACAGGCGCAATCTTTACTACCGCAAGCCACTATTTAAGGTGATATATGGAAGAACAAGCAAACAAGATTCTCGTAGAACTACTGCAAAAAGCCAGCAATGGAATAGACGCGGCTGTTTCATTTAGCCAGGCACAGATTCCTGATGTCATCCATCAGCTTTTGATGTGGCACGCCGTATCATCAGCTGGAATTCAGGCTATCTGTGTATTGGTGATTATAGCGTGTGTTTATCTGATGATTTTTGCATGGAATAAAGGAGATGATGCAGATATTGTTCTTTTATCACTACTTGTCACATCAGGAATAGCGATTACTTCTATTGTTGTTTTCTTCAATTATTTCGACTGGCTGAAAATTTGGCTTGCTCCAAAACTTTACCTTATCGAATATGCAGCATCATTGGTTAAGTAATTTCAGGACGCATAGTCGGCCTTTATTTTTGGCACAAACAACAGAATAAACACTGCACTGTGTATTCATTCCAACGAGTGAATACACGGAGCAATGTCGCTCGTAACTAAACAGGAGCCGACTTGTTCTGATTATTGAAAATCTTCTTTGCCCTCCGATGTGAGGGCCTTTTTATATGCATAACAATAACGCTTCACTCGAGGCGTTTTCGTTATGCAATCAAACAGAAGGAGCATCCTATGCAGCAGTTCGCTATTGCAGGGGCGGCATCGGTTCGCCCTTTCAACCCGATTTTATCGGTACAGCATTCACGAAAAAACATTTTAACCGGAGCAGACTTTAAACAACCAAGAATGAAAAGTTTGCTCGAAAAGCTTTGGGATATTTTGAAACAACAAGGCCGTCCATGAGTTTTACAGATAACTGGTCAGACGAAACTTTCATTCGCCTGATGAACGAAATGCTTAGTCAGCACAAAGAACAGGAGAAAGGTAATGATACCAGTGGATTTAGCAAGGACACCGGAGTTGAGCAGGTTAAAACGTCAGTATCACCTGGCAGAAGCAATATACTGGCGCAAGTCAGGTAATAAATCGATGAAAAGAAATTGCCTTTCATTAGCCAAAAACGAGCGAATAAACAAAGGTGAATTTCTGGCTAATCATTCCGAACTGCCATTCTGAGGTGAATTATGGATTTGAATAAATTCGACGCTCCATTCAATCCTGAAGATATCGAGTGGCGAATACAGCGAAGCGGGAAAATGCACGATGGAAAGGTGTGGGCTTTGGTGCTGGCTTATGTCACGAACAGGGCAATCATGAAACGACTGGATGATGTTTGCGGTAAGGCTGGATGGCGCAACGAGTATCGTGATATTCCCAATAACGGCGGCGTTGAATGCGGCATATCAATAAAGATTGGTTCTGAATGGGTAACCAAATGGGATGCTGCTGAAAACACACAGGTAGAAGCCATAAAAGGCGGTCGTTCCGGCGCAATGAAGCGTGCTGCCGTTCAGTGGGGGATTGGTCGGTATCTGTATAACCTTGAGGAAGGGTTTGCGCAGATATCCAATGATAAGAAACAAGGATGGCACAGGGCAAAACTGAAGGATGGAACAGAATTTTACTGGCTCCCTCCATCACTGCCTGGCTGGGCAATACCAGCATCAGGCAATCAACCATCACCAGAAAATACCAACCAGAAATCTCCATCGGTTGACTGCGAGCAAATCCTGAAAGACTTCAGTGAATATGCAGTAACAGAAACTGATAAGAAAAAACTCATTGAGCGTTATCAGCATGACTGGCAATTAATGGCTGGTCACGAGGATGCGCAGGCTAAATGCGTTCAGGTAATGAATATCAGAATAAATGAGCTTAAACAGGTGGCTTAATGAGAAGGTTAAATATAACTCCAGCGGAGATGGAATCAGTTTGCGGCCGCATGGTAGCTTGCCGTGCAGCAGAACATCTGGGCCTAAACATAAATCAGTTTTATTACATAGCAAAAAAACTGTCATTAAAAACGGCATTCGTTAAGCCAAGATGGAGCGAAAACGAAGACAAAAAAATGCAGGCGCTTATCTCATCAGGCTATACACAAAGAAATGTAGCAAAAATTCTCGGACGAAGTGAAGAGTCGGTAAAAAGCAGGCTATCACGTTTACGAAAGAAATAACCCTATACCTAACACATTATTCGGATAACCGACCCTGGAGTAAATTATGCCAGCGCCTCTGTATGGTGCGGATGACCCGCGCCGCTGTTCCGGCAATTCCGTCTCGGAGGTGCTGGATAAATTCAGAAAAAACTACGACCTGATAATGTCGCTACCGCAGGAAACGAAAGAGGAAAAGGAATTTCGCCACTGTATATGGCTTGCAGAGAAAGAAGAACGCGAGCGAATTTACCAGACATCCATCCGGCCATTCCGCAAAGCCACTTACACCCAATTCATTGAAACAGACCCGCGCCTTCGTGATTACCGTTCGCGTTACGGCGCTATCAGCAATAACTGAGGAATTAATAATGAAGCTAAACATCGACCTCGGTAAATACGTTATTACCGGAACCAAGCACGACCTTATTCTAAACGAGAAGAGGAAAGTTACCGATGAAAAAAGCAAAAATTTCGGCAATGAAGTTCTTGTACGTTGCGGTTACTACAGCAAGTTTGAGCATCTGGTTAAAGAGTTATGCCATCGCGAAATTCTGGCGTCAGAAGCACAATCATTTCAGGAGCTACAGAAGCATATTGAAAGTCTTGGTCTGACATTAAGCAAGGCTGTTAATAGCTTTGTAGGGGAGAATGCCTGAATGAAAGCGGATATCGATGGATTAACCATGAATCAGCTTGCAGAACGTAATGCTGAACACGTAGCTATGCGCCAAAGCAAAAGCATTGGCCGCCGCTGGTATCAAGGTTAAGGGGAGTGAGCATGAAAATGGGTGAACATATGGAACCAGTTATTGAGCTGCTTGAAGAATTGAACGGTAACGATGCAGACGCGAAGTTAAAACTTCTTGCGCTGGTTATATCTGAATACATGCTTAATGCGGATGTCACCGGTTTTGAAGTTTCTGCCGGAAGAATGAAAGTGGCCGTTGATATCAGCGTTGAGGACTAACCCATGACCACTATTACCAAAGAACGTATTGAATTGTTCGTTAAATCACCGCTTGAAAACGGGCTTACCCGTGGCGAACAAATGGAGCTGGCGCGTATCGCGTTGGTATCGCTTACCGCTGAGCCTGTAGCGTGGATGTGTGAAGACGAAGAAGGGCGAGAATATAACAGCAGCAATGAGTTTTCCTGCGGTCGCTTTGGAGTTCCGCTCTACGCCTCCCCGCCAGCGCCGGTAGTGCCGGAAGATATCAGTGGCATCATTGAGCGTTTCCAGTACCAGGCAGACCATCTAAGTGACTGGCGCCACATCGATGAGCATTCTTGCAAGGTCAACAGGCGCGACCTAATGACAGCGCTGGAATTTATGGATTCCTGCCGCGCCGCCATGCTTCAGGGAAAATTCCGCGATTTATCACAACCAGTAGACCCGCAGGTTGCAGATTACGAGAAAACTATGCTTCAGGCTGGCAACTCTCCGGTAACTCCGGGTGGTTGGATAAGCTGTAGTGAGCGAATGCCTGCTCAAGATGATTGGGTTTTAATTTATTCAAAGTACGGCGAGTATTTGGCAGGACAGGTGCAAGGGGAATACGTGGAGTTGAACGATGGCACTCTATCGTGGTTAGGGGCTGCCTTGCACTGGATGCCACTACCAGAACCGCCGCAGCAATAACATCCTCGTACTCGCGGGGATTTCTTTTATCTGAACTCGCTACGGCGGGTTTTGTTTTATGGAGTGAATGATGTCTGATTTAGCAATGAAGGTATTGAGGTGGCAAACGAAAGGCCACGTTGGAATAAGTAGCGCAACTATGGCTTCTATTGCTCTTGGGCTGGAAAAGAACTTCTACCACGGACGGTTTGACGCACCAAGAGACCCTGCCGATTTGCGAAGATGCATGATGCTCGTAGATGAAATACCTGAAATTAAAGATAGCTTTCCGCTCATAGCGAAAAAGGTAAAGCGGTTTTCTCCGATTTTACGTGAGTGGGATTCACTTATTGCTCTGCTTAAGCTTGAGCTTAAGAGGCCAGATAAGCGAGCACCAAAAACATATAAATGGATAGAAGAGCTTCTTTCTGACCAGGAGTAACCATGGAATCACACAGCCTCACACTAGATGAGGCCTGTGCATTTCTCAAAATATCCAGACCTACCGCTACAAACTGGATTCGCACAGGCCGACTACAGGCAACACGTAAAGACCCCACCAAACCTAAATCCCCTTACCTCACCACACGACAAGCCTGCGTTGCGGCACTTCAATCTCCGCTGCATACTGTCCAAGTGAGCGCGGGTGATGACATAACAGAGGAACTGAAATGTCACTATTCCGCAGAGGTGAAACCTGGTACGCCAGTTTCACATTGCCGAACGGCAAAAGATTTAAGCAGTCTCTTGGGACAAAGGACAAAAGGCAGGCCACAGAGCTTCATGACAAGCTGAAGGCCGAAGCATGGAGGGTAAATAAATTAGGAGAGACGCCTGGCATGACTTTTGAGGAGGCCTGTGTCAGGTGGTTAGAGGAGAAGGCGCATAAGAAGTCGCTGGATGATGACAAGAGTCGGATAGGATTCTGGCTCCAGCATTTTGCAGGGATGCAGTTGAAGGATATTACCGAGACGAAGATTTACTCCGCCATCCAGAAGATGACTAATCGGCGGCATGAGGAAAACTGGAAGTTAATGGATGAAGCTTGCAGGAAGAATGGGAAGCAGCCTCCAGTATTCAAGCCTAAGCCGGCAGCAGTAGCCACAAAAGCAACTCACCTTTCATTCATTAAGGCACTCCTCCGGGCTGCTGAACGCGAATGGAAGATGCTGGATAAGGCTCCGATCATCAAAGTTCCTCAGCCGAAAAATAAGCGTATCCGCTGGCTTGAGCCTCACGAGGCAAAAAGGTTGATTGATGAATGCCAGGAACCGCTAAAGTCAGTCGTAGAGTTTGCGCTTTCTACTGGCTTAAGGAGGTCTAACATTATCAATCTGGAGTGGCAGCAGATAGACATGCAACGAAAGGTGGCATGGATACACCCGGAACAAAGCAAGTCTAATCATGCCATTGGAGTGGCGCTGAATGATACCGCTTGCCGGGTGCTGAAAAAGCAAATCGGCAATCATCACAAATGGGTGTTCGTCTACAAGGAAAGCAGCACCAAACCAGACGGAACTAAATCACCTGTAGTGAGGAAGATGCGCTATGACGCTAATACTGCATGGAGGGCAGCATTAAAACGAGCGGGCATTGAAGACTTCCGTTTTCATGACCTGAGGCACACGTGGGCAAGTTGGTTAGTTCAGGCTGGCGTTCCGATTTCGGTATTGCAGGAAATGGGTGGCTGGGAGTCTATCGAAATGGTTCGCCGATATGCTCATCTGGCACCAAATCACCTGACTGAACATGCTCGACAAATTGACTCGATTTTTGGTACTTCTGTCCCAAATATGTCCCACAGTAAAAATAAGGAAGGCACGAATAATACGTAA